GTGACGCGCCCAGCTCTGAGCCTCAAGACGATCCTGAATGTAATAAGCGTTCATGGCTGAACTCCTGAAAATGGCTGTGAAAATATCGCCCGCGAAATGCCAGGCTGATTAGGAAAACAGGAAAGGGGATTAGTGATTGAGGCCGTTACCGCGTCCGTCGAGAAAAACTTCCACGAGCAAATCACGGGTATAAGTGCGCTCGATGCCGCGATGCAGATAAAGCCGTCCGCGTAAATTAGCTGATGCAGTCCAGGTACCATCTTTGTGTTTGACCAGCATGCCTGGCATGACCGCACCGCGATTAACGGTCTGCGTTCCGTAATGTTGATGAACCATAAAAACTCCTGCCCGTAAGCTGGGCTGCTGAACATATAGAGACTTCTGCGCGTATTCAGGCGGTGGATGGCCGCCGGTTGTCATAACTAAGCCGCCTCGTTGAAGCGACTGAGGTATAAAGTGTTGTGTTGATTTCAGCTGGTCACACCGACGTTCACGCGTCCGTTTCACCCCTCGCACTCCCCGAAGCCTGCTGAAATTCAAACTGCGGATCTAAGCGGTCATCGCAACGGTGAAACAGGTGGTTATCGTATCGTTGTGTCGTTGCGATGAATTTATTTAAAACTATAGTTGTTTTATCGTCAACAACAAAAGTTGTTTTTTCGGTTGTTTTTAATATAACTGGTTGTATTTAGGATGGATTTATTTTGTGACTTGCATCGCATAGCGATAACTGAAGTGAGGTGTGGTGGTTTTTTGGACGGTATGAGTTATGAGGGGGAGGAAAAGAAAACCCGGCGCGGTTGCCGGGTATGATTATCAGTCAGCCCAACCTGATTTCGAGTTTATTTGGGTTTCTGACATTGTGTATTTCTTAATCGTGTCATCGTTAAAAAGAATAGTAAGTTCTTTTTTCGTACCGTTCGTTCCATTATGGAATAATCCATAGAATGGAATAAAAGTGGTGCCATTCACTTTTACTTTTGCAAAGGCGTACTTCCAGATCTCGTTTCCACTGTCAGTATATGAAACAGCATCAGGAGAACCAAAGTAAGATTTAACCTCATTCTTGGTTGTTTTACCTTCCTGAAGTTTAGACTGGACACTAATTTCAGTTTCATTTTTGAGTTGCTGGTTGCCTGAAGAAGCACACCCAGCCAATACAGATGCCATCATGGCAGCGATTAGGATTTTTCTCATTTTATGTTTCCATTCATTATAATCAGAAACATCTTAACATAATGATTCGAAATAAAAACCGCTACGAGATAGGGGGACATTTTGCTGACAGTAGCAACAAATCTCAGCTAACAACGAGAATATTTACTGAAATATGCAAACAGATTTGGCGTTCTTATAGAGAATTTAGTGCAATATCTAATCCGAGTGGTATAAACCTTAACCTTCGCTCCCTTAAGTCGTAGATAAATTAACCATGCTTCCTGTACGTCTGCGGCATGCTTCCAATGACCTTACCGAATATGAACACCCGGTTCATCTCGTCTTTCTCGATCGGGTCCCACGGCGAGTAGCTCTTGTTATCAGAGATAACCAGCAGCTTATCCTTCATCATTTGAAGACGTTTTACATGGGCAGTGTCGTCGTACAGAAACGCATAGATGCCATCACCGTCGAAAGATTTAACAGTGATATCAACGAACAGCAGGTCACCTGGTTCGATCGTCCCTGACATGCTGTCACCTCGCACGTTAATGATGCGGATATTTTCCGCCTTCCTGCCATCGAACATGTGACGAGCATCGTCAAACGAGTACTCAACCGAGCGTAGAACTTCTACAAACTCACGGTTGATTACACCTGGCCCGGCACTGACTTCTATATCAAGAACGTCAATTTTGAAGTATTTGGAATGGCTGACAGTTGATTGTATTGGTTGCACTGTACTGTCTGACATATTTCCAACGCCAGAAGATAACCATTCTGCGCGTACACCCAAAGCGTTCGCGATCTCCACGATTTTAGTTGTTTGGTTAGCTTTCCCTGTTTCGATTTTCTGAATAGCAGCCTGGCTAACCCCGACCAAATCCCCAAGCGCCTTTTGTGTAAGGCCTCGCGCTAATCTGGCTTCTTTAAGTCTTTCTGAGAGTGTTGTTTTCATAGATCAAATGTACAACCAAGGTTTTATTTCATCAAACGAAAATGGTTGTTGACTAAAAACAACCATAGTTTTAATCTTGATTCGGATTAACCGCGGAGGTTGTTATGAACCCAGCAATCAAAACAGCGATCAATATCGTTGGTTCACAAAAGAAACTAGGCGATGCCTGCGAAGTTTCACAGCAGGCCGTCTATAAGTGGCTTCACAACAAAGCAAAGGTATCCCCTGAACATGTCGGCAGCATTGTTACGGCTACTGGTGGAGTTGTGAAGGCATACCAGATTCGCCCGGATCTTCCGAAGTTGTTTCCACACACCGAAAAGAACGCAGCTTAAATTTCCATTTCACGCTCTTTAACAATAAGCAATCAACTTAACAGTCAATTCAAACTAAAGGAGTCAATTATGCAACCACTTACATACCAACAGACTAGCGAATTTATTCCGACTGCGGTGATAAATCGTTCTCAAACAAAACAAGCTCCAGGCCACGAAAAAATCCGTGATGCCGTCCGCGCCTGGTCGGCTGTAGATAATCAGGATGTCGTTGCCGCACTCATTGTGAATGAGTATCGGGAGCAGGGCGACGGCACCATCGATTTCCCTGATGATGTCAGCCGTGCACGCCAGAAGCTGTTCCGCTTCCTCGATAACAAATTCGATTCTGAAAAATACCGAAATAACGTGCGTGAACTGACCCCGGCAATTCTGGCGGTACTACCGCTGGAATATCGCGGTTACCTGGTTGAGCAGGATAGCTTCATGACTCGGTTGGCTGAAATGGAAAAGGAACTCAGTGAGGCAAAACAGGCTGTCATTCTCAACGCACCACGCCACCAGAAACTGAAGGAAATGAGTGAAGGTATTGTGTCGATGTTTCGTGTGGACCCGGATCTGGCTGGTCCATTAATGGCGATGGTGACCACCATGCTGGGGGCAATATGACAGGTTCAGAAATGGCGAAAGTCGGTCTGCGGGAACAGAACCGACTTTCAGGTGCAAATCGTAACACACTCATTGCGGGAGGAATTATGGCAAACACTGCTGAGATATTCAATTTTCCAGTGCCGGATGCGGCACAAAAGGAGCCGCGCGTGGCAGATCTCGATGATGGTTATACGCGCATTGCAAATGAGTTGCTGGAAGCTGTGATGCTGGCCGGATTAACACAGCACCAGCTTCTGGTCTTCCTGGCTGTCATGCGCAAAACATATGGCTTTAATAAAAAACTGGATTGGGTGAGCAACGAGCAACTGTCCGAATTGACCGGGATATTGCCGCACAAGTGTTCTGCTGCAAAAAGTGTTCTGGTAAAGCGTGGGATTCTTATTCAGAGCGGGCGGAATACCGGCATTAATAATGTGGTCAGTGAATGGTCAACATTACCCGAATCAGGTAAGAAAAATAAAGTTTACCTGAAAGAGGTAAATTTACCTGAATCAGGTAAAAAAAGTTTACCCAAATCAGGTAAAGACGTTTACCCGAATCAGGTAAACACAAAAGACAAACTAACAAAAGACAATATAAAACCTTTTTCGTCCGAGAATTCTGGCGAATCCTCTGACCAGCCAGAAAACGACCTTCCTGTGGAGAAACCAGATGCTGCAATTCAGAGCGGCAGCAGGTGGGGGACAGCAGAAGACCTGACCGCCGCAGAGTGGATGTTTGACATGGTGAAGACCATCGCGCCATCAGCCAGAAAACCGAATTTTGCAGGGTGGGCTAACGATATCCGCCTGATGCGTGAACGTGACGGACGTAACCACCGCGACATGTGCGTGCTGTTCCGCTGGGCATGCCAGGACAACTTCTGGTCCGGTAACGTGCTAAGTCCGGCCAAACTCCGCGACAAGTGGACCCAACTCGAAATCAACCGTAACAAGCAACAGGCAGGCGTGACAGCTAGCAAACCAAAACTCGACCTGACAAACACAGACTGGATTTACGGGGTGGATCTATGAAAAACATCGCCGCACAGATGGTTAACTTTGACCGTGAGCAGATGCGTCGGATCGCCAACAACATGCCGGAACAGTACGACGAAAAGCCGCAGGTACAGCAGGTAGCGCAGATCATCAATGGTGTGTTCAGCCAGTTACTGGCAACTTTCCCGGCGAGCCTGGCTAACCGGGACCAGAACGAACTGAACGAAATCCGCCGCCAGTGGGTTCTGGCTTTCCGGGAAAACGGGATCACCACAATGGAACAGGTTAACGCAGGAATGCGCGTAGCCCGTCGGCAGAATCGACCATTCCTGCCATCACCCGGGCAGTTTGTTGCCTGGTGCCGGGAAGAAGCATCCGTTACCGCCGGGCTGCCAAACGCCAGCGAGCTGGTTGATATGGTTTACGAGTATTGCCGGAAACGTGGCCTGTATCCGGATGCAGAGTCTTATCCGTGGAAATCAAACGCGCACTACTGGCTGGTTACCAACCTGTATCAGAACATGCGGGCCAATGCGCTGACTGATGCGGAATTACGGCGCAAGGCTGCCGATGAACTGGCCTGTATGACAGCGCGAATTAACCGTGGTGAGGCGATACCTGAACCAGTAAAACAACTTCCTGTCATGGGCGGTAGACCTCTAAATCGTGCACAGGCTCTGGCGAAGATCGCAGAAATCAAAGCTAAGTTTGGGCTGAAAGGAGCAAGTGTATGACGGGCAAAGAGGCAATTATTTATTACCTGGGGACGCATAAGAGCTTCTGTGCGCAGGACGTTGCCGCGGTAACAGGCGCAACAGTAACCAGCATAAATCAGGCTGCGGCTAAAATGGCGCGGGCAGGAATCTTGGTCATTGATGGTAAGGTCTGGCGAACGGTGTATTACAGATTCGCTACCAGGGAAGAACGGGAAGGGAAGGTGGGCACGAACCTGATTTTTAAGGAGTGTCGCCAGAGTGCCGCGATGAAGCGGGTGTTGGCGGTGTATGGAGATATGAACTTAAACTTGCTGTGACGGTTTTCATCGGTAACACACCATGTAATCTAGCAGTCAGCTTAGAAATAGGAGCGGCAGTTAAAGATTTTTCAGTTAGTAGAAAATTACTGTTATTGCAGGGATCTAATCACCGGAGAGTCGTTCCATTTGTCTTATGATTACCTGAAGTCCGTTAGTTCGTTGGTAATCACCGTTTTTGTTAGAGAAGTAAGCATCGCTGACAAAATATTCTCAACGATGCCTGCTTTATTGCTACTACAAATTAATTAAATTGCATCTGCAAACTCTGGGGTTTTTCGCTCAGGTATAATTGATGAGTTGCTGTTGTCACTTTTTTTATTTTCATGATTACGAATAGCCAATGACTCATTAAAGTCTTTTGCGACTGCTGTCTCAATAAATTCAATTTCTGAATCAGAGTGTTTTTTAACAGCTTCTTTGATCTCATCCAGAGTAACATAGAAAAACTCTTTTCTACGATTTACAAGATTGACTCTCTTTTTATCGAAGACATCATGTAGTTTTTTTTCTAATGATGGGGCGTCCTCCGAATAAATCATGGCATGTACATCAAAAATAAAAGGAACAGATGCATCACCGAGCTCATTTACACGGTCTTGCGGATCAAGACGTCGTGTCATGCCTATTTTATAAACATTCTCCCCAAAAGAACCTATGTTCGAAATAATATAAACATGACCTTGTTTGGTTTGTTGTGCCATGGATAATGCTCTTTGATGCTTTGATTCAGCCTGCGACAAACTCTGTTCTAGTTCGGCAATGCGATTTTCGAGGCGCTGCTTCATGTCACCAGTAACTTTTTCCATTTCCTTTCTTGCAGCTTCAATTGCTTTTTTATAACGGCGCTCTTCTGCCTCTGCGTCTTGCATGGCCTTTTCTATTTCTCGTTGTGCACGCTCCTCCTCTCTCATTTGTGCCCTTATTTCTGCCTGTTCTTCTTTTTCTTTCTGTTTTTGCTCACGATATTCATGGGTAAGCCACAATTCCTCAAGTTTTTTATTGAGGTATTTAGTGTTTATATATATGTGATTTTGCTCGTTTAGTTTATTTATGGCCTCAAATGCCTTTGTGATGCGTTCTTCCATTTTAGTGATGTTTTTCCACGTGCAATTGCTAATTGCAGCATCACATTCATTATTAAATGCTCTAGTAGTTAGCCTGATATTTCTGTCTGTCATTTTTTTACCCTCTGCTCGAGAGCCTTCAACAGTCCATTGGGTTGTACAATATACTGCGCCAGAGTGGGTTTTATCCCGCAGCATTAATTTCTGTTCATCCCTGATGGATTTTATTTTGTTTTTAAATTGCTCTGAATCTTCAAAATTAAAATGAGGTTCGTAAAATCCTAGTTCGGCTAGCTCAACATCTTCTGAATAAATAGAAATTTGCCTTACTAGTTTATCATATATTTCTTTCTTCTCTTTATAAGTTCTTCTTAGCTCTTGGATTTGTTTATTGATACCATCCATTTTTTCAATGGTGTTTGTTAGTTCATTATTGGCATTTTCTTTTACTTTTAGGGATTCTTCTTTTATTATGGAGCATTCTTGCTCTGTTTTCTCAATAAGCTTCTTACATTCTTCTTCTACATTAAAATAATCTGCAAAGCGAGATTTGTATTCTTCATTTTTTTGATTGCTATCACTTAATTCTAATTGTATTTTTTTGATGCGTTTGATTGCAGCTATATAAAGAACAAGAACAACCAATAAAAATATGATTGCAAGTAATAGAGGAGTTTGAGTCATTCGTGCTATTCCTTACGGACAATTTAAGACGTTTTGTATTAAATCCTGTTCAATGTGTATGCGGGTGATTGCTACCGCTTACAATCTTCATAATTATCAGTTAGATAGACTCGCTAGTAAATAATTTCATTTTTTGCAATATTCTTATTGAATATTTCAATTTATGAAATGAACTCTTTATCCTTTCAAGGCGAAAGGTTTCTTCTTCGGAAATATTTGCTCTCGTGTGACGTATAAAGACCTTTGATTTTCAAAAATCAGTAGGGAATAATATAGTTACTGTCGGCCTGAACACCCGGTGGTGGGGTTGCGCTAAACGGGGACGTTTATGCGCACACACAATCCAAACTCTCATCTCCATTCACAGATGCAGAAATGCACCTACGATTTTTTACATTCGGTGTTTTACTTCGACAGCCAGAATTGGGAGTCTCTATTCGTCTGGCGGCTAAAGGTGATATGGAAATCGTTATGTTTTGGCCTGAGGTAGTTGTAACTGTTGTAGCAGCTATGGCTGTGATCATCATGGTGTCCATTTACTGGGGTTGACGACATGATTTATCCGGCGCTATATTCTGTGCGTTGCCGCAAAATCGGCACACGGGATTGGCGTCCCGGGATACTACTCAACGCATACCGCGTTAAGCGGTTTTTTTGTGCGCTAAGCACGGCTATGCCCAAATTATGGTGGGCTGTGTGAGGGCTTCTTCGGAAGCGCCGGGTTTGAGTAGCCGGTTACGCCAACCTTACACAGTTCACCACCAGTCGATTGGCGTCGTTGGTGGTGATGGTTAACCTGATGAGGTGATACTATGACTACTCAATTAGCATTCCACAAAACGACGTTTACCCCGATTTGCCACAATAACAGAATTTGGCTTACTGCCACTGAAGTTGGTTTAGCACTGGAATATGCGGACGATAAAGCAGTTCAGCGCATTTACTCTCGGCACTCAGATGAATTCACAGATATGATGACAAGGGTGGTCAAAGTGACCACCCCTCGTGGAATGCAGGAGTCTCGAGTATTTAGCCTTCGCGGAGCCCATTTGATCGCCATGTTTGCTCGTACTCCTGTGGCCAAAGAATTCCGCCGCTGGGTTCTGGATATTCTCGATCGAGAAGTTCAACAATCCCCAATCACAAAACAATTCACTGATAACGAACTTTGCACACTCGCCTGGTTATGGCGAGCAAGTGATACGATGTTAACCGCCTGCCAGAACGTTACGCCCCTTCTTCAGGTCGCAGAGCATCGCGAAGCAGGTAGATTCACTTCAATCGAACAAGAATATCCTCGGATACTCAACAGGGCGCGAGAAATCCTTGCCAGAGAAACGGCGCATGTAAAATTCCAACCGTGGCAGGATGATAAGTGGAGTCGTGTGTTACCATATTTCCGTCAGAATCTGTTGCAATAAAGTCACTAGTTAGAAATACTGCCAGCATTCTGCGATGACGGAAGTGCTGGCATTTTTTTTGGTAATGTGCGAGTCCATTTCATAAAATACGGGTACTGGAACTGGACGATATAATCTAAAAGATACCATTATCAGTAGCATTAAAATCGCTATGTGCCGATACGGATATAAATTATATTGATTGTTCACATACCTTATTGGATATTACTGAGGGGTGTTTATATAAGGTGTAACGATGATGTGGAACTTTGACAGTGCCGACTTAAGTGCAATAGCAGCAGGCATTTCTGCGTTTGGCACATTAGCCGCAGCGGGGTCGGCGCTTGCAAGTTGGTGCACGTCAAAAAAAGCGCTGCAGCTACAAAATAGAGTTTACCTTTATGAGTCTTTAAAGGCTTGCGCTGAGAGAGCCAATTCATCAGCTAAAGATAAGCGCGGATCTGAATGGAGCGTTAATGATGCAGCGGATATCATCAGGTGCCTAGTACGGGCGATGGAGCTCATCAAGCAGGATAGCCAGCAGAAAGAAGGTAATCAGGCATTAATGTTGAAACAGTACTTTGTTAATCTGCTAATAATGGAACTGTACGAGGAAGTTCATAACGGTGATGCGGCTGATTCTGTTTTTAAAAGTACGGAACCTACACAAGTACTTGATAACTTATGGAGCAAATGGCAGGAGGCTATAGCTTTTTTTGATATTTGGAATTACCCAGTTGCGACTGAGGAAGACTTGGCAGACTAATTTTCAGCACATTTGATTTCCAATAATCAACCAGCCATAATCATGCCATTGGAGCTTGAACAACTCCGGTGACTTCTGCGCTAAACGGGGACGTTTATGCGCACATACAATCCAAACTCTCTTCTCCCTTCACAGATGCAGAAATGCACCTGCGATATTTTGCATCCAGCGTTTGATCTCTGCGGAGGTGAAGCGTGAACCTCCCACAAGATGGTATCAAATTGCATCGCGGTAACTTCACCGCTATCGGTCGGCAGATCCAGCCTTATCTGGAGGACGGCAAATGCTTTCGCATGGTGCTTAAACCGTGGCGCGAGAGACGCAGTCTTTCCCAGAATGCACTCAGCCACATGTGGTACAGCGAAATCAGTGAATACCTCATCAGCAAGGGTAAAACGTTCGCCACTCCAGCTTGGGTAAAAGATGCTCTCAAACACACATATCTCGGTTATGAAACCAAAGACCTGGTTGATGTCGTAACCGGTGATATCACCACTATCCAGTCGTTACGCCATACCTCCGATCTTGATACCGGAGAGATGTATGTCTTCCTCTGTAAGGTTGAAGCCTGGGCGATGAATATTGGCTGCCACCTGACTATTCCGCAGAGCTGCGAGTTCCAGCAGCTCCGCGACAAGCAGGAGGCGTAATGGCTACACCGCTTATTCGTGTCATGAACGGACACATCTACAGAGTACCAAATCGTCGTAAGCGTAAGCCTGAGCTGAAGCCATCCGAAATACCAACACTGCTAGGGTATACCGCCAGCCTGGTTGATAAAAAATGGTTGCGACTGGCAGCAAGGAGGAATCATGGCTGATTTGAGAAAAGCAGCGCGTGGTCGGGAATGCCAGGTAAGAATCCCTGGCATATGTAATGGCAACCCTGAAACGTCTGTACTGGCACATATCCGGCTGGCTGGATTGTGTGGCACCGGTACCAAACCGCCAGACCTGATTGCCACCATTGCATGTTCTGCCTGTCACGATGAGATCGACCGTCGCACGCATTTTGTTGACGCTGGATATGCAAAAGAATGCGCGCTGGAAGGTATGGCGAGAACACAGGTTATCTGGCTGAAAGAGGGGGTTATTAACGCGTGAATACCTACAGCATCACATTACCCTGGCCTCCGAGCAATAATCGCTATTACCGCCATAATCGCGGGCGCACGCACGTCAGCGCAGAGGGACAGGCATACCGCGATAACGTCGCTCAAATCATTAAAAACGCAATGCTGGATATCGGCCTGGCTATGCCAGTGAAAATCCGCATTGAGTGTCACATGCCGGATCGCCGTCGCCGTGACCTGGATAATCTGCAAAAAGCCGCTTTTGACGCACTCACCAAAGCAGGTTTCTGGCTGGATGATGCTCAGGTCGTTGATTATCGCGTTGTGAAGATGCCCGTTACCAAAGGTGGGAAGCTGGAGCTGACCATCACTGAACTGGGAGATGAATGATGTTTGAGTCTTATATGGCAGAACTTCTTCGCCACCGTTGGATGCGCCTGCGCTTATATCGTTTCCCCGGTTCTGTTTTGACCGATTACCGGATACTGAAAAATTACGCCAAAACGCTGACAGTAACAGGCGTATGAAGTCAGAGATAACGACCGGTTGATACCGTTTTATTGATTTTTGCTGGCAATTGTCATGCTGGTCTGATTTTTGTGGAGAAAGTTGATGCGTGATATTCAGATGGTTCTTGAGCGTTGGGGGGCATGGGCGGCTAATAACCATGAGGATGTGACCTGGTCGTCCATTGCTGCCGGTTTTAAGGGATTGCTTCCTTCAAAAGTAAAATCCCGTCCGCAATGCTGTGATGATGACGCGATGATCGTTTGCGGGTGCATGGCCCGTCTGAAAAAGAACAACAGCGATTTGCACGATTTATTAGTGGATTATTATGTCGGCGGTATGACATTCATGTCACTGGCAAGTAAGCATCGTTGCTCTGATGGTTATATCGGGAAAAAGTTACAGAAGGCTGAGGGAATAATTGAAGGGATGTTAATGGCATTAGATATCCGGTTAGAGATGGATATCGTTGTTAATAACTCTAATTAATACGCCAATTATTTACTAAAAGTTATTAAAAATGGGGCGTTGAAACGCCCCCAAAAATAAAGGGTAATATATAACAGAAGGTTTGTATAGTTAGAAGCAAGGTTGTGCTTCTAAAGGAAGTGGCTTGAGGGAGCCACTTATATGTTGGGGAGGCAAAGCCTCCCACAACATATCTTTTAGTAATCAAATTAGAACTGGTAAACCATACCTACAGCAACGATATCATCGGTAGCAACGCCAGATGCTTTCGTGAAATCGCTCTTATCAATCAGGTTGATTTTGTAGTCAACAAAAGTGGACATATTTTTGTTGAAGTAATAGGTTGCACCTACATCAACATATTCAACCAGGTCCTGATCACCCCAAACACCCAAGTCTTTTCCTTTAGAATGCAGGTAAGCAACGGATGGACGCAGGCCGAAGTCGAACTGATATTGTGCAACAGCTTCGAAGTTTTGTGCTTTGTTGGCAATATGGTTATTACCAAAAACAGTCATGTTCTGGGTTTCAGAATAGGTGGTGGCCAGATAGATGTTGTTCGCATCATATTTCAGACCAGCTGCCCATACTTCAGCATTTTGACCAGAAGCATTCAGACCGTTGTTACCGTAGATAACCTGATTATTAGTGCGATCAGATTTAGCATAGGTTGCACCCACGCCGAATCCTTCATACTCATAAGTAGTTGAGAAACCGAAACCATCGCCATTAGCTTCAGTTACTTCTTTTCGGTCATTTTTGCCCTGATACTGAGCTGCAAAGTTCAGGCCATCAACCAGACCAAAGAAGTCGTTGTTACGATAAGTTGCAACACCTGTGGTGCGACCAGTCATGAATACATCTGTTTGGGTCCAGGTATCGCCACCGAATTCTGGCAGAACGTCGGTCCATGCACCAATATCGTATGCTACACCGTAGTTACGGCCATAATCGATGGAGCCGTAGTCACCGAATTTCAGGCCAGCGAAGGCAAGACGGGTTTTATCTTTGGAGGAACCTTGAGATTCAGCGCGGTTGCCTTTGAATTCATATTCCCACTGACCGAAACCAGTCAGTTGATCGTTGATTTGGGTTTCACCTTTGAAGCCAAGACGGGCATAAGTAGTATCACCATCATCTGCATCATTAGAGGAGAAGTAGTGCTTAGCATTAACTTTCCCGTACAGATCCAGCTTGTTACTGTCTTTATTATAAATTTCAGCTGCCTGAGCAGACATCGCCATCAGTACTGATGCAGCTACAGCAGAAATTGCCACTGTTAATTTTTTCATCGTGAGCCCTTTTTTTTGAACTATTATTAAAAAATGATGTCACTGCGCGATAAATATTCATCTAATCAATGTGATTATTTCAAGATGTAAGTTTTGGTTTCTCGTTTAATTTGTGAAGTAGATCTCTATTTTTATCTGAACTTTTTTCTATCGAATCCTATTCATGGCTCTTGGCTGAATAAAAATAAATCTATTAGCCAATTTATATTAATGGCTGTTATTTATAAGCGCTCTATAATTTGAAGGTTCAATTTAAATTGGCTAAAAATAACGCTGGAAATTATTTGTTGGTTATTTGTTGAGATTTGCTTATGTATTTGTAGTGGTGTTTTCAATACTCGGTAGCATTCTCGCAAATATCATTTAGTGGTTTACGTACGTAAAAAATTGGTTATGCTGTTAAGAGTGGTTACTTCGTCACACAGCTTAAACCCGCCGTCGAGCGGGTTTTTCCATTTTTTGAGTCTCGATATTAGCTGATAACCCAATACCTGAGTTATTCACTGACTCCGAGTCTGTTACGTTTCGTAGTATTCCCTCAATTTACACCCGCTTTGTCTGCGAGGTGGGGTTATGAAATCCATGGATAAGTTAACAACGGGTGTCGCCTATGGCACCTCAGCAGGTAGTGCCGGGTACTGGTTTTTACAGCTGCTCGATAAAGTCACGCCCTCACAGTGGGCAGCAATAGGTGTGCTGGGTAGCCTGGTATTTGGCCTGCTGACGTACCTGACAAACCTTTATTTCAAGATTAAAGAAGATAAGCGCAAGGCTGCGAGAGGTGAATAATGCCTCCATCATTACGAAAAGCTGTTGCTGCTGCTATTGGTGGCGGGGCTATTGCTATAGCATCTGTGTTAATCACTGGCCCAAGTGGTAACGATGGTCTGGAAGGTGTGAGACATAATCCTTACAAAGACATAGTTGGTGTATGGACTGTATGTTACGGGCATACAGGAAAAGACATCATTCCCGGTAAAACGTATACCGAAGCAGAGTGCAAAGCCCTCCTGAATAAAGACCTTGCCACTGTCGCCAGACAAATTAACCGGTACATCAAAGTCGATATACCGGAAACAACGCGCGGCGCTCTTTACTCGTTCGTCTACAACGTGGGTGCTGGCAATTTCAGAACATCGACGCTTCTTCGCAAAATAAACCAGGGTGATATTAAAGGCGCATGTGATCAGCTACGGCGCTGGACATACGCTGGCGGTAATCAATGGAAAGGACTGATGACTCGCCGTGAGATTGAGCGTGAAGTCTGTTTGTGGGGGAAACAATGAGCAGAGTAACCGCGATTATCTCCGCTCTGGTTATCTGCATCATCGTCTGCCTGTCATTGGCTGTTAATCATTACCGTGATAACGCAATCGCCTACAAAGAGCAGCGCGATAACAAGGCCAGTGAACTGGAGAAGGCGAACGCCACCATCGCTGACATGCGGAAGCGTCAACGTGATGTAGCAGAACTCGACGCAAGATACACAAAGGAGCTTGCTGATGCTAACGCGACTATCGAAAGTCTCCGTGCTGATGTTTCTGCTGGGCGTAAGCGCCTGCAAGTCTCCGCCACCTGTGCAAAGTCAACGACCGGAGCCAGCAGCATGGGCGATGGAGAAAGCCCAGGACTTACAGCAGATGCTGAACTCAATTATTACCGTCTCCGAGGTGGAATCGACAAGATAACCGCGCAGGTTAACTACCTGCAGGAGTACATCAGGACGCAATGCCTGAAATAAATTTTTTTGCAAATCACAAAGTCCATTTAATGAGCCTCGCGATGCGGGGCTTTTTTTACATCTGAATTTCACAGCGCATCTCACGCGCATATTACATCACCCGAGCCTTTCAGAAAGTTGAGCCTGAGAACTGCCGTATATGGTGGCGACCATCTCGGGGCGGCTTTTCTGTGAGACAGGCTCACTTTCTAAAAGGTAAAGACGCTATGAACCAATTAGAAGAAAAGCTTCAAAGAATGATTTCCTTATACAAGGAAGATAACTGCCAAAAAGTTCCTGAAAACATCGCAGAGTTAATGGAATTGGCAAGTGAATTTTCTGGCATGCTTAAGTCGTCAGGTGTTCGGTCAGCGTTCTTTGTTGAAATGCTGATGCACGGCGGACTTATGGCAACAATGAGACGTGTAATGGAAGACCAGAGAAAAGAACCTCCTCAGGTATACGTTTTGTTATCGAAGAAAACTGGGCTAACCAAAATTGGGTATTCATCCAACATTCCACAACGCATCAAATCGCTTGGCAACTCTGGACCAGACTGCTTGAAGCTTGAGTGCCTGATCCCTGGTGGAAGAGAAACTGAAAACATGCTTCATCGCAAATTTGCCGCAAAGAGAAAGCACGGTGAATGGTTCGCCCTGTCCAAGGATGACATTGAGGGATTGAAATCTGTAGCGATTACTTCTGATGGCTATTAATGCTTGTTTAGAGCAATTTTCATAACAACTCTTCATTACAAAGCCCATCTACTGGTGGGCTTGATAATGAAACCGTGATTTACATCCCCACAATCCGGGTATGTAAAAGATAGTTCAGGCGAGAACGGATTTAACTAAATCTGTGCGCCACCAGTTAACGGCAGTACCACGAAACAACCCAAGCCAGTAAGTGGGGAAATAACACCGGCAGCCACTGAAAGATGAACCTCCTGCCTTATGGCAAAAAAGATTCTTTGTGGTGGCGGACTGATGGAAAGACATCCTAATTTCAGCCAAACATTGAAGGAGTTGTTATGTCAGCAGAAGGTTTCAATAACCCATCAAAATTCCGGGATGAGTGGGATAGCAGCGTAAAGAGTAAGTGATGCCATCACAAAAGCCATTCCCTACAGAGTGGCTTTGATAATGGCTTATACCCTACACGGGATAACTTAACTGATATCCCTTTTAAAGGATAAAGGTATTCAAGCCTGACACATCATGCGCTGTATCGTCGCCGTATTCCCGTATTAACAGAGACCGTAGCCCGACGGGGAACTCCTTCTGCGCGAGTGTGCGGGAATAATCAAAAACGATGCACACCGGGGTTACCGGGTACACATATTTCATCATGCCAGCGAGTCCGGTTCTGGCACGGAAGAAACCGGACGTTATGATTTAGTGCGGAAATATTTGTGTAGTGTTCTGAATGTTCTCAGTAAAGAGTAATGAATTATCAAAGGTATAGTAATACCTTTTGTTTTCGTGGATATTTGTAATCCATCTGAAAACCCCTGCTGTAGCAAGATTTTTCCTGTATTCGTAAAATGATAACTCTCCTGATTTGAATCCTTTTAATGTGGCTTCTATAAGGCATTTATTTTTTGAAAATCTTACATTTACAACCTTACCCTGTCCTTTTATTAAAACCGTATTATCGTTTTCAAGAACAAGATGAATATTCTCTGTGGCTAAATAGTAAATGTAATGTGAGACATTGTGACGTTTTAGTTCAGAATAAAACCAGTGATAGTTTAAATTATTTCGCACTTTATCGAATATTTGTTTAAAAATGGCAACCTGAGCCATTGTAGTACCTTCCATGTGATATGAAGGTACCTAGTCTGCACGATTATCTAAATTGCTTCAATCTGGTCTGACCTGCTTTCTGAGCAATTCAGTAATGTCACTCTTTTCTTTGTTTGCTTCAGGCGAAACTCTTTTTTCTGAGCACAGTCTTCGGCGGCAGGCTTCAATGACCCAGGCTGAGAAATTCCCGGACCCTTTTTGATCAAGAGCGATGTTAATTTGTTCAATCATTTGGTTAGGAAAGCGGATGTTGCGGGT